GCGAGAGCGACCCTGGTGCCCGCCCGCCGGGCCCAGGCATGTGTCAGTGCGCACATCAACAAGCAATTGCCGAGCGACGTGTTCAAGTCGCCCGACGCTCTAGTTCCCTCCATCTCGAAGCTCAATTTCCCATCGTCGAACCACGCTCTACCTCGATTATACAACTGCTGACTCAACAACCAACACAACTCCTCCCTATCAGAGTACCCCTTCGGGTTCTCTCGATTGTCAGAAATCACTCGGTCATAAGCCAGCCGCGCTTCACCTAGGCTGTCGTAGTACGGACGTATGTAGAAGAGATGTTCGTAGTACAATGCCGCTTTGCTGACATGCATGTCAAACTTGGACGCATCACCTCCAATGGCAATAGGGTTCGCATTGTCATCCCACAACTGCCGCAACTGTGTCGCGACAGACATGGTGTCCAAACCCTTGATGACCACGTGCTCCTGCCCGAACACCGTGGCCAACGCCTTGTAGTACTTCTTCTCATTGAACTTGAGGAACCTCCCCAGCCTAAGGTTGTAGACTGTGGAACGCGGGTTGATCACCCGCGGAGCTTTGCTCAGATCTTGTTTCTCAAATTTTACAAAGCTATGCAGCATCGCATGCCTCCTAGTAACCCCGTCTCTATAGAATTCCTCGCTCGCCTGTTCATAAACCATACGCTTAGCGCCTGTGTACGCTCCGACAACCTCACGGTTGGAAGCGACAGGGACCAAGTCCAGTTCAGCACAGACGGATTCAAGAAACCCCATCATGACATGATCATGCGTGTACTCAAACACATGCACGGGGAGTGCGGGCCGAAACCCTTCACTTGTTTTACACAGGAAGTAGCGTTCTGCGAAAGCTCTGTATCCGTTGTCGAGGGTATTGTTAAAGACCCCCAGCTTTGTGGGTGGGCACAAACCCGTAAGCTTGTGCCACACCCTTATCCGATGCGTATTCCCGTTGCGGCTCAATTTGAGACCAGCAGGGCGGACCTCGGATACTGAATCCACCCCCTCCACCTTCAACGGGCACCACTACGCACGATCCGCTCGCGGGTCGTCGAAGCCCAAAAGCTTCAACAACCAACGAGGCACCTTGCGCCGGTACGCTCCTGCCGACATCTGGTAATTCCTGCAAGCAAAGTAGGACTCGATAACGTGTGGTTCGTACATCATGATATCCACATCACGCATGTTCGCCACTTTCATCACCTGTCGGCACACCTTGCTCACCACCAGTCTGTTTGCGCCAGTGTGCGCCATCTCTCCACCAACCTTCACCGTGACTGCGGCCAACACATTCGCGATGACATCAGGAAGCACGGTTCCGGCGGTTTTGATCTGACGCATATGGCGTCTCCTACGCTTTGTTCGCGTGGAAAGAGCGGCAGCTCCCCCTACACTCGCGTCTTCGGGGACTCCTGAGGGAGCCCCGGGCCCGCCATTACTGACGGGTTGGCAGGCGATCTCCGCGAAGGTATCATGGGCAATGCTGTTTTCCTCCTCCAACACCGCCACGACGTCGTCCAACGTCGCACCCTCCACTCTAAGTAGCAGATCTGCCCGCCCCTCTTCCTGCACCCGGTATGCCGTAGTGACGCTATCCTTAGCCGTCACATACATGCTCGTCCGGGCAACATCAACCTGTCGCCGAAGCCGTTCCTCTCTTTCAAGGACCACGACATCGACTTCAGGCACGCAGCAGCAGCCAACTGCCCGCGCTGCAGGAAGGAACCATCTCACAACTTTCTGGAAACGAGTGACTTTGTGGAGCTGGCTAGGCTCCAGAACATCTTGTCCCTGTGGTTGCATGGCGATAATTGGGTTCAACAGTCTACCGTC